GGAAGTGAGGGCTGATGCGGATGAAGAAAACAAGCGGAAGATCACTGGTTATGCGCTCAAGTTTGGAACCTGGTCAGAAGATCTGGGTGGGTTTATTGAAACGATTGAGCCTTCCGCCTTAAATGACGCGGATATGAGTGATGTTCGCGCTTTGTTTGATCATGATCCGCAGAAGATTATCGGACGCACAAAGTCCGGCTCTCTCCGTCTGTGGAAGGACGAAGTGGGATTGCGTTTTGAGTGCGAGCTACCCAATACTTCTTACGCTCGGGATCTTTATGAGAACATTGTGAACGGGAACATTGACCAATGCTCGTTTGGCTTCATGTTGGATCAGGGTGGTGATGACGTTCGCTTTGACAAAGAAGAGGGGATTTATCGCCGGACACTCAAGAAAATCAAGCGTCTGATGGATGTATCTGTGGTCACTTACCCTGCATACCAGGACACAGACGTTGCACCTGCTCTAAGGAGCATCAAAAATGTTGAAGAGGAAAAACAGCGACTTCTTGATAAGGAGAAGCTGAAAATCGAACTGGATATGCTATCCGAAAGGAAGTGATCCACAATCTCGGCAAGGCGAATGCCGTTATCCATACGCCCACAAGACGGACTTCGGTTGCGTCTATTTTTAATTTATAGGAGATGAATTGAATGAAACCAGAAGAAATCCGCGCAGTCCTCAAAGCACTTGAGGAGAAACGCAAAGCAAAATATGATGCAGCCATGAAAGCGCTAGATGATGACAACCTTGAAGAAAGCCGCAAACTGAAGGAAACAGTCAAGGAACTGGATAAGGAAATCACAGAAACGCGCTCTGACCTCGACAAAGCAGAAGAAGCTGAGAAACGAGCAAAGACACAAGAACCAAAACAGGAGCCTGCGCAGGAGCCACAACAGCGCTCTGCGACCCCTTCCCGCGCGGTAGGCGAAAACGCAGCTGCGAAGAACGTAACATCCGCAGAGGTCCGGGCACTCCGTGATTTCGTTGAAGGCCGTGACATTGCGGGCGGTTCCCTCACCACTAACTCGGACTTCGTTGTATTCCCAGAGGAAATTGTCACAGACATTCTGAAACTCAAAGAACGCGAATACAACCTTGACCAGTATGTCACTGTCCGAAACGTCCCGAACGGTTCCGGCAAATTCCCGGTTGTTCGTCAGTCTTCGGTTGCGGCGCTTCCAGAAGTTGCAGAACTCGCTGAGAACCCGGAACTCGCAGTGAAGCCGTTCTTCATGCTGAACTACGACATCAAGACTTACCGTGGATACTTCCTGATCTCGAAAGAAGCCATCCAGGACAGCGCGATTGACGTTATCGCAGAACTCAAGCAGTGGATGGCTCGCACGATTGCAGCTACTCGTAACAGTGCAATCCTTAACCTCATCCAAAACGGCGGACCGGGAGAAGATGGAGGAACAACAAACTTCGCCCGTGTGGATGCCACTGGCGTTGATGGTCTGAAGGATGCAGTGAACCTGAACATCCTGCCGAACTACGAAAACAACCTGGCTATCATGTCGCAGTCCGCGTTCGCTGCGCTCGATAAGTTGAAAGACGGAAACGGCAATTACCTAATCCAGCCGGATGTAAAGGAATCTTCGGCACAGCGACTGCTGGGTGCGCGTGTAGAGATCCTGCCGGATGAGATGCTTCCGGACAATACTGGCGCTCATCAGATCCTTCTCGGGAACCTGAAAGACGGCATCATGCTGTTCAACCGTCTCCAGTATCAGGCGCAGTGGACTGACTACATGCACTTTGGCGAGGCGCTGATGGTTGCAGTCCGTCAAGACGCTCGTATCATCGACAAGAACGCTGTGGTAGTCGTCAACTTCACGCCTGGCGATACTACTCCGACAGTGTAATGGAGTGATTTAATTGGATCTTCAACTGTTGAAAAATCATTTGCGTGTGGATCATTCTTTTGAGGATGGTCTTATCACGCAATACAAAGAGTGGGCTGAAGCTGAAATCAAAGACAGTGTAAGCACCGAGAAGGACAGGAACGAAGATTTCTTTGAAGAAAACGCACACTTTGAGCGCGCGGTCACACTCTTGACCGCGTACTTTTATGAGAACCGTCTGGCCTACGATGACGTTGACTGGAAAGAAGCGCCTTCTGCCGTTCTGTCTGCCATTCAGAAATTGAGGGGTGGATATGAACCGAAACCAGAAGAGGTGGTGATTGTGAATGTACAAAGTATTGAACCCCTTTAAGGATTCAAAAGACGGAAAAAGGGATTATAAAAAGGGCGATGAATACCCGAAAGGCGATTACAAGCCTACTAAAAAGCGCATTGCCGAACTTTCTAAGGAACACCCCAAGTACAAAGTCGCTTTCATCGAAGAAGTTAAAGATGAGGAGTGATTGCTTTGCTTAGAAAGCGGCAAAGAAGGCTGAATCCGGGGGATCTACGCAACCGTGTGGATGTATGGGCCAACCAGAAGGTACTCAACGAACTCGGAGAGACCACCTATAAGTTCGTCAAACTTCACTCCCTATGGGCTGCGGTCGTTCCTCAAACGGGATCCTTGCAACGTCAGCAAGCAGACACAATGCTTACTAACGTGACGCACAAGATTTTCGTCCGCCATGTGGACGGTCAGATGATTACAAAAGACATGCAGATATTCCATGACAATCATCGTTATGAGATCAGATACATCCTGAACCCATACGAACGGGACGAACTGCTTGAAATCTTTTGTCAGGAGTTGATTGACTGATGGCGAAGGATGGCATTGATTTTGAAGGACTGACTGAGTTCCAGCAGGATCTCCTTGAAGTGGCGCAGCAGAAACTCCCGAGGCAAACGGCGAAGATCATGAGAAAGACTGGCAGTCGTGCGGCTGTTCATGTTCGGCGTGTGGCGCGGACTAAGGTTGACAAGAAAACCGGCACGTACCATAAGCGTTTCAAACGGGGGAAAGTGTTCAAAGATGCAGATGGACAGTGGGTGACACGGGTGTACAATTCCAGTCCTCATGCTCATCTCATCGAATACGGCCACAGACAAGTAACGAAAGATGGCCGTGAGATTGGTTTCACACCCGGCAAGCATGTCATGAAAGAGGGAGCCGACAAGTTTGATGACAGCAGGGAGTTCGAGAAGATGATCTCCGATTGGCTGGATGACATGTTGGATAGCGAGGGATTATGACATGATCGGTTACAAAGACATCAGATTCGCAATCAACAAGCAGTTGTCTAAAACGGGGGTTGAAATAAACAGCAGGGATGTGTCAGAAGGCTTTGTGCGGCCTTCTTTTTTTGTGCAACTGGATAACAACATCCGGTCATCCACAGAAAATCAGGTTCACCGGTCGATGATGGTGCATATTTACTACTTCCCATCGGATCGGTACGAATACGCCATTGAAGTCCTGGAGATGCAGGAAGCCCTTGAGGAACTGTTTGACCAGAAACTCCCGGTGAAAGACAGGCTGCTGAATATCAACGAAGTCACCACGTTTCTCAATGACGGGGTGCTGAATTGCACATTCGATCTTGAGTTTTATTATGCCATCGAGCATAGCAAGCAGATTCCGGCAGCCGAGCTGATGGAAGAACTGCATTTTGAAAAAGTAGAGGAGTGACAACATGCCAATTCCACAGATTCATATCGACTTCTTTGGAAATCTGAAGCCACGGCCACGGCGTAACCCGGCTGGCGTGGTAGCGCTCATCCTGAGTGATGACACACAAACAGGCGACACATTCACATATACGCAAGGTGCTGACCTTGCAGGGTGGTCTCCTGAGAATCAGGGGTACATTGAACTGGCGTTCATGGGTGCACCTCGCAAGGTTATCGTGGAGCGTGTGGACACGACAGCAACCGACTACACGTCGGCTCTTGACCGTCTCCGCAATAAGCGATTCGACTACATGGCCATTCCGGGCATTGAAGCAGCGGAAACAGACGCCGTTGCTACATGGGTCCGTGAACGCCGTGCAGATGACCGCAAGAAGTTCAAGGCGGTTCTGCCGGACACAGCGGCGGACCATGAGAGCATCATCAACTTCACGGCCACAGGCATCACAACGGACGATGGCGCAGAATACACCACGGCTGAATACACGGCCCGCATTGCCGGTGTGCTCGCAGGACTGCCG